AGGAGCGGTACGAGACCGATGCCAAGACCGCGGAGGACGAATACGAGCTTTGGAGCGCCCTGTACGAGGACAGCGCCGAGGTGACCGAGAAGTCCAACAAGAAAATCGACTACATCAACTGTAAAATCAAGAACCAGGCGGAGATCCTGCTGGCCACCGAGAAGGACTACATCGCCATCAAAAACGAGTTCGGTGAGGCAAGCCAGAAGACCCAGGCGGCCTACCAGCAGTATCTGGAGGCACAGACCGAACAGCAGAAGCTCATCAACGAGCTGAATCAGGCCCAGCTGGATGCCTACGACAGCAAGGTCTCTTACCTGGAAAAGCAGGAAAAACTGGTGACCAACCGGCAGAACATGCTGGCCAAGCTCTACGGCGACGGGGACCTTGCGGGCCGGGAGGATGCTTACAAGGCTGCGGTGGAACAATACGGAGCCGACAGCGCCCAGGCACGGAAAGCCGCCACCCAGGGTACCATGACCGCCATCATCGGCGTGGGCACGGCACTGGACAGCATGAGCTACAGCCTGAAGAAGGTAACGAACAAGCAGCTGAAGTACGACGAGGCTGTGAAGAAGTTTGGCAAGAACAGCGAGACCGCACTGGATGCACTGGCAGACCTGCAAAGCGAACAGTATAACTTTGTGGGCTTTGCGGAAAATCTGGCGGATGCCTTTGAGCTGGACGACTCCGGCAAGCGGATGATGATGCAGCTGGGCTACTCCATCTCGAAGAACTGGCGGCCCATTCAGGAGGGCTTCAACAGCGTCTGGGCACAGGTGCAGAAGAGCGCCCCGGAAATGGCCTCGAAGCTCAGCAGAGCCTTTGGCGTGGCCACCAAGGACGGCGTGACCGAAGTGATCACCGACCTCTTTGGCACCATTACCGCCCTTGTGAGCGGTGACTGGGGCGGGGCAGTGACCGGCGGCATTACCACCGTGCTGGACTTTATGGGCAGCGAATTTGGCCAGACAATGATGAATCTGGGCAAGACCATGCTGACCTTCAACAAACTGGCCCAGGGCGGCGGTACCCTGAAGGTGATGGGACAGGTGGTCAAGGTGACCGGTGCGACCAAGAACCTTGGCAGCATCCTGGGCAACATGAGCGGCCTGCTGGGCTCTGCCACGGGCGGCACTGGACTGCTGGGAGAAGCACTGGGCGGCCTTGGCAGCATCGGCGAGATGATCACCGGCTCCGGCGGCTTACTGGGCGGTCTTGGAGAACTGGGCGGCACTCTGGTGAGCATGCTGGGCTCCATTGGCCCCGAAGGCTGGCTCATTGGCGCGGCCATTGCGGGCGGCGGACTGCTGATCGCCAACTGGGACAAGATCGGTGATTTCTTCAGCGGGTTCTTTGACTGGCTGGGAAATGCTTTCTCGCACCTGTGGGACTGGATCAGCAACGGCTTCAAGGGCCTGGTGGACGTGGGCGGAAACCTGATCTCCGGCCTGTGGCAGGGCATTACCGGCGCGGCGGGTGCGGTATGGAACGGCATCTGCGACTTCGGCAGCAGCATCGTGAACGGATTCTGCGACTTCTTTGGTATCCATTCCCCCAGCCGCGTGATGGCGGGCATTGGCGAATACCTGAGCCTGGGCTTGGCGCAGGGCATCACCAATGAGACCGGCTCCGTGGTGCAGGGCGTACAGGACGTGAGCGACACTGCCCTTTCCACCATGATGGATCTGGCCCAGCGAGTGGGCGACATTGCCAGCGACGACTTCGAGTATGAACCCAGCATCCAGCCCGTAGTGGACATGAGCGACGTTCAAAATGGAGTGGACTGGCTGAACGACACCCTGTTCCAGAACGGCACGGTAGCCCTGAATGCAGAGCGCACCGCAGGCCTTGCCGCCAACGTGGTGCGCAGAGCCGAGGTGACCAAGGCCCAGCAGGAAGAGGCCAACAAGGCTGACCAGAAGGCAAACCCCAACGCCGACATCGTTTCGAGCGTGGAGGCACTGGGCGAGCACATCGACAGCATTGCCCGGGCCGTGGCCAACATGAAGGTCCAGATGAACGGCCGGAAACTGGTGGGCGAGATCATCAACGACGTGGACGAGGGGCTGGGGAAGATCAACCGGAGGAACAACCGATGATGGGACGGAGCGCAACTGACCCGGCGCTTTCCTCAAAGATCCCCACATTTGCGGGGCTTATTTTTAAGGTATATGACAATGCAGGGGCTTCCCGGGAATACAGCACGAGAGACTTCAACCTGGTCCCCCTGAACCCCCTGCATGTCAATGCCTTTGAGGAAAAATACGAGACGATGGACTTTCCTTCCTACCACGGCACGCCGGAAAAGGCTCCGCTGGGAAAGAGGGTGTTCCAGAACTCGACCGGGAGCTGGGACTTTTATTATGTGGCGGACGGCGTACCACATTCCAGCTGGGATGACTACGGACGGCACGCCATGGACGATGTGCGGGAGCGATGCGGCATCCCCGACAAGACCGAACAAAGCATTCAGCTTTACCCCGACTGGTCGAGCCGGGAAGGTGACTGGACAAGCACCTATTTCCGGCTGATGCGGATCATTCAGGGAAGAGAATGCGAGGTGCGGATGGAGCTGGGCGGAACCGTGCTCTCCATCGCGCAGACGAGAAGCTACAAAGGGCGCTGCTGGATCAGCAACGTCAAGAACGGCAACGACGGACGGGTGACGCTGACCATCTCCTATGACTTCCAGCCGCCTGCCGACATGCTGAGTTAAGGAGGAGCCATGTACCATTCCATCACCATTGGTGACAAGAACACCTGGGATGACTGGAAGATGATCCCGGTCTCCCGGCCTGTGGTGGCTCCCCCGGTGGAGAAAGTCCTCTCCGTGAACGTACCCGGACGAGACGGAACCACCTACCTTTCCAAGAGCCTGACGGGTTATCCGGTATTCAAGGCCCGGGAGGGGAGCTGGGAGTTTTATCTGGACACGGACGAGTGGCGGGGGCAAAACCTTTCGACCCCTGTGGGAACCGGAGCGCTGGAGTATCTTTCCAGAGCGCTGGCGAAGAGCAACTCGATCCCGGCACAGACCAGGGTGCGGCTGGAGGATGACCCGGCGTTCTTTTATCTGGGGCGTGTCTGGGTGAACGGGGGCATCAAGCAGAAGAACGGACACAGCGTCGTGACCTTTGCTTACAGCCTTTACCCGTTCAAGTTCCTGTACGACAACATTCAGGAGGACTGGGTGTGGGATACCTTTGGGTTTGAGACCGATCTGGCCGTACCCTACTGCAAGGACATCCCCATCAAGGCACACCAGACCAAGACCTTCCGGATGCCGCCCAGCGAAAAACCGAGCCTGCTGCAAGCAAAATGGACCGGTGGCGGTTTGGTGGGGGTTACACTGGCAAAGAGCCAGACCTACCCTTACGACAAAGCGAAGGAGCTGGGACTTCCGGCGGTGACAGTTTCGCCCGTTATGCCCCAGCTGGACGAGGGCATGGGAAAGGTGGACATCGGCCTGATCGACAACGATCTGCGATACGACGTGTACGAAGTATGGGTGAGCGGCCTGATGGGTGAGGGAACGATCAACCTGTATTACCAGCCAGCGTATCTATAAACCTTTCAGTCAGGGAACGGATTAAACCCCTCAGTCAGCTTCTCTGACAGCTCCCCTAGTAGGGGAGCCCTTGGCATGGCGTGAAGTTTTGACTGGACAAAGAGGGCTTTACGAAATTTCAAAATGGATGCAGAAAGGAGGGAGGAGCCATCGGATATCAAGTTTATGCGGGAACCATCTCAAAGAAGACGGAGACCTTTAACGGCATGAGCGCTCTGGGGTTCCAGTGGGACACCCGGGAGTGCATCTTTGATTCCCAGGGCGACACGATAGAGGGAAGTGTTTCCAACCGATTCCTCGAAGACCCGGTGCTGAACCTGGCCAAAAACGAGTTCGGCAGCTTTGAGGCGACCATTCCGTATCAGATCAACACGGCGTTTGGCAGCTACAAGAACCCTGTGTACACCACCCTGAAGTACGAGAAAACGTGGCTGGTGGTGGAAGAGGACGGCAAACCGATCTGGCTGGGTTACGTGACCGAGACGGAAAAGCTGTTTGACCTGAGCTACAAGCTGTATGCCGAGGGCGTACTGGGATATCTCCAGCGATTTGTGCCGAAAGTGAACGGCGGAACCTACTACCTGACCACCGACAACCCGCTGGAGCAGTGGTCGAGCGTGCCCTCCAACAGCATCTTCTACCTTGCAACGCAGGCGTTGAAGGACTACTATCAGGGGCCTTACGGGACCTTTGGCATCGGGAAGGTGAACATCCAGCCCGGGCGTACCATCGACACCTCCAGCAAGGGAACCCTGTTCGAGAGCCAGTGGAGCCTGCTGAACACCTTTTTGCTGGAAGAATACGACGGATATCTGCGGACACGGATCGTGCGGGCAGACAACGGCACTGCGGTATGGCGGGTGTACATCGATTACCTCGTGGAAACGGATGCCACCACAACACAGACCATTGAATATGGCGTAAATCTGCTGGATTTCAGCTATGTGGAGCAGATGTCCAGCGACGTGGTGACCCGTGTGACCGCATACGGCACCCAGACGACCACCAGCGGATGGTGGATCTTCAAGACGACCACCGTGAGCGCGATCTCGGAGACGGTGCGGGACGAGGCGGCAGAAGCAAAGTACGGCATCATTGAGAAGTGCATCCAGGTCGACGGAAACACGAACAACGACAACCTGCGCAAAGAAGCCCAGACCGAGCTGAAGGGGTACAAGCAGAACATCGAGCCTGTGATGACCCTGACCGCTTACGACCGGGTGGACAGCGGGGAAAGCAATGACCGACTGGGATTTCTGATCAAGACCCACATCATCTCCAGCCCCCACGAGATCGACAAGTGGCTGGTGTGCACCAAGCTGAAGCTGCCGCTGGACGCACCCAACGAGAAGCAGTTCACCTTTGGTCTGACCCCCGAGAAGCTGACCAAACAGCAGGTGCAGAAGCAGGCCATGGACAGCGTATGGACGATCGCACAGGCGATCATCAGTTTCCTGAACCAGCTGCTGGGCAACCTGAGCAGTTCGTAAGGGTTCAAAATGGAGGAGGTTGAGAATAGGAATGGATTTTGATGCGATCATTACGGGCATCCGGAAGGCGATCTATGGCCGGGAAGTCCGTGAATACATCGCCAGCTCGATGGAGTGGACCCGGGATTTTGTGAACCAGAGCATCGCCAACATCAAAGAGCTGCTCCGTCAGGCCGAAGCGGCACGGGATGCGGCAAAGGCAAGCCAGGATGCTGCCAAGACCAGCGAGACCAACGCGAAGGCCAGCGAGAATGCAGCCAGGGCAAGCCAGAACGCGGCGGCATCTTCTGCTTCTGCGGCGGCAGGTTCGGCCAGTGCGGCAAAGACCAGCGAGACCAACGCCAAGGCCAGTGAGAACGCCGCAAAGACCAGCGAGACCAACGCCAAGGCCAGTGAGAACGCCGCAAAGACCAGCGAGGCCAAGGCGAAGACCTCGGAGACCAACGCGAAGACCAGTGAGACCAACGCCAAGAGCAGCGAAACGAAAGCTGCCACCAGCGAGGCCAACGCGAAGACCAGCGAGACCAACGCGAAAGCCAGCGCCGACAGCATGGGAACCAGCGTGACCACCTGCACCGCCAAGGCCAAGGAAGCCGAAGCAAGCGCAGGGAAGGCCAAGACCAGCGAGGGGAATGCAAAGACCAGCGAAGGAAACGCCAAGGCCAGCGAGAACGAAGCCCGCCAACTGGTGGAAGCGGCCAAGAAGGTTGTGAACACCGACAAGACCCTGACCATTGACGGCGCACCCGCGGACGCAAAGACCGTGGGCGACAAGTTCAAGAGCATCAAGACCGACTGGAATTCCGTGACGGATAAGCCGGAGACGTTTCCACCGAGTGCGCATAACCACTCGAAATTGGCGTTCGAGCAAAATAATGAAGTGAATTTTGTTGGCACTCCACAAAACAACACTGTCTACTGGGGATACCGAGACAACACCATTGATGAGTATCGGTTTAATGACGGTCGAGGAAGCGGTGCTTTTGCAAATGTCAGGGCCAACAAATTCATTGGTTCGCTGGATGGTGGGGTCACTGACTATAACAACTCTGGCCACGTCATTAAAATCGGTTATGCGGGTGACGGCCTTAACACGTCGAACCTGACGCACATTGCCGGTTATACGGACAACGGTACGAAGATCAAGGATGTCAGCAAGGCTGTTTTGCAGAGTTGGCTGGGTGTGACCACCATTACCTCCCAAACCAGTGACCCCGGTGCTGGAAGCAGCCTTGCAACCGGCTCTATCCTGCTGGTGTACGCATAAGGAGGACGGAACATGGCAATTTATACCGGAATTGGCGGAAGTGCCAAGTCGGTCTCCAAAATCTACACCGGCGTGGGCGGTACCGCAAGGACAGTGCACAAGGGTTATATCGGCGTGGACGGCGTAGCCAAAAAGTTCTATGACGGCGGCAATCCCATCAGCTCCTTTGCACTGGGGACGGAATTTGGCATTGCAGACCCGAGCGGCACTACCCGCTGGTATAAGCTGGTGCACAAGGGCGTTCCGGGCGGTGGGTTATACGACAGCACGGCCAACGGTGCATGGCTCTGGAGGACGAACGTTGCAGGCTCAACAGCGATCGATAGCAGTAACTACATCTACGGTTACGAAGGGTGGGCACTGGACAACTGGTGTGTCAACTACCCGGGCGGAAATATCGCACCCAGTGTAGCAAACCGCCTGATGACCGTGCATCTGCCCTACGTGAAGCGGGCGGATTACAGCTCGGCCAAGGTTTCCTCCGGCTCAAACGGCCTTTCGAGAAAGTGCTTTCTGCTTTCCGCGGTCGAGATGGGTGTTTACACCTGGCAGGGCGTAGATGGTCTGATGGCGCAGGAGGGTGCAAAGCTGGACTACTTCGACTACACGACTGCTGCCACCGACAAACGAAAAGCAGACACTGAATACTGGACACGCTCCAAGCGAAGCTACAACGGCAACTATATGTACACGTTTTATGCGGATGGAGGTTTCTCCAGTACAGGCCGCCACAGAGAGGATTCGTACGGTCTGCGCCCCTGCATTGTGCTGCCGCTGAATACGCTGGTGACAACGGTTACCTTTTTATGGGCCTCCAGTAACTATATTAACTGAGCACCCGGAAAGGAGAGTTCAAAATGGAAGAAACAGCGATCCGCCCCGGGTACACGATACCGACCGAGACCGACGGCACCCCGGCAGATTACAGCGCGATCGAGGCTGCGGTAAGCGCACACAACCAAAATGCACAGCCCGGGGAAGCTTACTGGGGCATCCGGCTATGCGGGGCGGAGTACGAGGTGTACGAATACGGGGAAGTACCCCAGCCGCCGACCGCCGAAGAACTGGCTGCACAGGAAGCGGCGCAGCAGAAGGCAGCGGCAAAGCAGAAAGCCGTGGACACCCTGCCCGAAACACTGGCCGCCCTGCAAAGCGCCCAAACCGACACCGACAGCCTGGTGGTGGATCAGGAGTACCGGTTGACCATGTTGGAGCTGGGGGTTACGCCGGAGGAATAAGAGTCGGGTCAGCCCATTTGTATCGTTTCGCTTATTGGCACACTGAAAAGGAATGCTGATGAGCGATTTTTTACATTAAGATGGCTCATGCAGAACGTGAGCAGAAAGGACTCAAAATGGAACTCTACAACACCTGTGCACGCCTGATCGAACGCGGCAAGACCAACGGGATGCAGCGGAAGCTGGATATCTTCTTTGCCAACGACCGCCTGACCGAAGAGGAGTACGAAAAGCTGTGCACCCAGCTGGCCGAGAAACTGAAGGAGCAGGGGAATGCTTGATGTCATCGACGTTTCCCGCTGGCAGGGAACCATTGACTGGAAAAAAGTCAAGGCCAGCGGAAAAGTAGGTGGCGTGATGATCCGTGCAGTTTCCACCAAGAGCGGGCAGCTCTACGTCGATCCGTGCTTTGAAGCGAACTATGCCGGGGCCAAATCTGTAGGTCTGCCGGTTGGCGTATATGCTTACACCGTTGCGGTAACGGAAGGCATGGCAAAGAAGGAGCTGAACCTGCTCAAAACCTGCCTGGAAGGAAAGAGCTTTGAGCTGCCCATTGCTATGGACGTGGAGGACCCCCGTCTGAAAAGTCTGCCCGCAGCCGAGTTGACGAAACTTGTCAAAATGGAGCTCAGGGAGATCGAAAAGTGGGGGCTGTACGCGATCCTGTACACCTACTCGAATTTTGCCGACTACAACCTGAACATGTGGCAGCTGAACGACTTTGACCTATGGCTGGCGGACTACCGGAACAAGCGGCCGACCCGCAAGCACGGTATGTGGCAGTACAGCTCCAAGGGCAATGTGGCTGGTGTGAGCGGCGTGGTGGACATGAACCATGTCTACAAGGATTACCCGAGTATCATTGCAAAAGCGGGTCTGACAAGCGTGAAGGGAGCGTGAACCCCACGGAAAGCTTTATCATGACCCATTTCAACGAGGTGGTCTCCCTGGTCATCGCGGCGGCCATTGGATGGGCGGGAAAGTCGCTCTACGCCACCATCCAGGAGCAGAAGGCACTGAAAAAAGCGGTGAAGGCTCTGCTCCACGACAGACTCTACCAGAGCTGCCGGTACTACATCCAGCAAGGGTACGTTGACTCGGAAGGGCTGACCAACGTGGGGCTTGTATACGAGGCGTATCACGAACTGAAAGGCAACGGCACCGGCACGAACCTATACGAGCGGATGGAGGCACTGCCGCTGCGGGAAGATCACACAGCCTGAACAGGAGGACTTCAAAATGGAGAAATACACCAATGCAAGTGCTGCGACCTGGGCGAGAACCATCTGCCTGATCGTGGCGCTGCTGAACAGTCTGCTGGCTTCGTTCAACAAGAGCCCGCTGCCCATCGACAACGAGCAGCTCCAGCAACTGGTCAGCACCCTTATCACCGTTGTGGTGGCCATTATCAACTGGTGGAAGAACAACTCCTTCACCAAGGAGGCCATCGAGGCAGACGAACTGTTTGCACGGCTGAGGGCGGAGAACAACGCCAGGAAGTAATCAAAATGGAGCCTGAAGTTGAGTTCTTGTTAGGATGATATTCTGGCGGATGACGTAGGGCTCATAGAAGAATACCCTGTAGACTGCCTGCTGGCGGTTTTTACAGGGTATTTTCTTTTTTATTTTGCGAGTGAATAGTCCATGGGAGCGATGGTCCGAGGATGAAAGATTCAAAATGTAGTTTTGATGTGTCGATGGAAAATCAACATTTTTTTCGGAAGATAGACGATTGCGACATAGAATTAAATAAACGCGCAGGAACGTAAAATGAGGTTCGATGATTGTGCATCAATTGTACAGAAGCGGAAAGGAACAGGCGATGATGCGATAGATTTTTCGTACAAAAGAATCTGTGCAACATCGTCGAAACCGTCCTTCTGGTACGGGATGCGGATACTCTTTTCAAACTCGGTGCTGTCGGTTGCCATGTTCACAAAGGACAGTTCAAATTTGATGGAGCTATCAAAGAAGTTGAGGAAGGAGCACCATTCCTCGAAAATAGCGGTCTTGTCCTCCTGCTGGGCGAGCTGGTAATTGATGTCCTGATACTGAATCGTCCGGGTGTAGTAGTTGGGCTTCACCCGGCAGGTGCCATCCTCGAACATCCGCTGCATGGGGATGGACTGCTGAGCGGTCCGGGGCACAGCGGGCTTTGTGTTCTGCCTGTGCTTTTGCGCAGACTGCGGCTTGCTGTGCTTACCGGTCTTTTTCCAAAACGGAATCATGAGCCATGCCTCCCTTCATCAAAATCGCATAGTAGTTGTTGGTCTTATAGGGGCGAATTTTCGGGCGGAGAAACCGGGACTGCACATAGTACGACAGCAGCTTTTCCATGGGCTGACCGTTCTTTTCGTACATCCCAAGGAAAAATGCCGGGAGCATCACCGCCATCATGCCGAGGGTAGCGGCAGTGTTGCCACCGGAATCCCGGAGAACAAAAAACAGCGGCACTCCAATGAGAGCCGCTGTGCCGAAACAAAGCAGTTGCCGTTTCGTCAGATTGAATGCGACCTTCGATTTCACTTTCGTCAGGTCACGGGGAACGGAGATATAAGCAGCCATAGAACACCTCCTTTTAGTGCGCTCCGAGAACGGATTTTGTCACAGAGCTGGTCTTGAACAGGCTGAAACAGAGCAGAACGGTGTAGCCCACGATGCTCCAAATGGAGTTGATGGCATCCCCGGAGATTGCTACCGACTGTATCAGCACAGCGTAAATGGCAACACAAATCAAGATCAAGAAACCCTGAAATCCCAGCGCAAACAGGCATTTCAGGTAGTTCTGCCCCATGTGCGATTGCTCGTGGTTGCCGAAGGTTGCCATGGGGATGGGCGCAAGGCTCACCATGCAGTAGATTTCGATCATGCGACCGTACACGATCACAAAAATGATGATGCTTAATATCCGCATGGTGATTCCGATGAAGAAGGATTGCAGGAAAAGCCCGAACAGCGGGCCGACATCCATCTGCATCAGACTGGCTTCTAACATCGACAATCCAATGTCGTTGACACGAGTGTTTCCGGCAATGATGCCGCTGGAATCGGACACTACCTTCTGCGTCAGGTCAAAGACCGCCATCACAATATCAAAAGTATTGCTGATGAACCAGACCGACACCGCCGTTTTGAAGATCCAGCGCATGATGAGCGCAGGCTCAAACTGCGCCATGTTGTTGTGCTGGGTGATCATTTCGATCAGTTCGTAACAGGCGATAAAGGTCAGGATGATGCCTGCAATGGGTAGCACTACGTTCCGGGAAAGGGCTTCGATCATCGCAAAAACGCGCGGCTCAAAGCTGGAGGGCTTAGTGCCCACCTGCTGTGCGATGTTGCCTACTTGGGTGTTCACATCATCGAACAGCCCGCTGAGGTTTGACATAATGCCTGCCGTCAGGATGCCTTTGATCCAGTCGGCAATGGCTTTGAGAACGGTTTCCATTCAGCAGTCACCGTCCTTAGCTGAAGTGGTTGATAAGAGTTTTGAGAAGGTTCAGGAGAAAAATAATGTGGGTCAAAAACTGCATAAGACACCGCCTTTCGTTGATGGGTAGATAAAAAGCACAGCTTGGAGCACGGACATTCACTAAAACTGCAAACCACAGAGGGCTATCCGTTGCTGCTCAAGCCGCCGTATGGAACAATGACCTCATTTCATCTATCATTTTTTCAAAATTTTGATTGATGAATGATAGATGAAATGATATGATAAAAGAAATGATATGGGAGGTACACATCGTGCGAAACAAGAAACCGCCATTTGAAATCACAGAAGCAGCGCTTTCAGATGTTATGGAAATCAGCGAGCTGGTAGGCAAAATCAGTTCCACCCAGAATCTTTCCACAAGTCCGATCTTGCGCCGCCAGAATCGTATCCGAACGATTTATTCTTCTCTGGCCATCGAGCAGAACACACTCTCTTTGGAACAGGTGACTGCTGTTCTGTCTGGAAAACGTGTGCTTGCCCCTCCAAAAGACATCGCTGAAGTAAAAAATGCCTACGAAATCTACGACCATCTTGCAGAGTTGAATCCATATTCGATGGATGACCTCTTGCTTGCGCATCGGACGATGATGCAGGGGCTTGTGCGTGAAGCGGGAGAGTTTCGCTCTGGACCTGTTGGCGTTGTAGATAACAAGGGGAATGTCCTGCATTTTGGAACGTTGCCGCAGTATGTTCCCTCTTTGATGGAGGAACTGATTCAGTGGACAGAAACCAGTCCCTTTCCGCTTTTAATTAAGAGCTGCGTTTTCCATTATGAATTTGAAGTGATTCATCCATTTGCAGATGGCAATGGCCGTATTGGACGGCTCTGGCACACACTGCTGCTGTCAAAATGGAATCCCTTGTTCGCATGGCTTCCCATCGAATCCATCATTCACGACCATCAGACTGAGTATTACGCAGCAATCAATCAGTCGAATGCACAGGGGGAAGGAACTGTTTTTATTGAGTTCATGCTGGGAATTATCAAAGAGGCTTTGACCGAAGCAATCAACGAACAGCCTGTTGCACAGAATAAGGAAGAAGTGCGTTGGACGAAAATTGCAGCTTTTCTCCGCACAAACCATATTATCCAGAACTTTGATGTTCAGAATCTTCTCGATGTTTCTTCTGCCACTGCAAGTCGAATCCTGAACACCTTGACAAAAGAAGGAAAACTCGCCAAAGTGCGAAATGGTCGCTATTGGGCATATAAATTGGCAGATTGATTATGTACAGGCGGGAAAACCCGCCTGCGGCTCTTAGCCGAACAGACCAGACAGCAGAGGAATGAGGGTGATGCCCACCAGAGCGACACCGCCGCCAGCCATGAGCTGCTTCATGCCCTGAGACTTGGAGCCGGGGTTGTCGTTGCCATAACCTTCCAGCAGGTTGATGGCACCCCAAACGCCGAGGCCGGCACCCAGAGCGACAACCAGAGTCTGAAGAACTTCGATAGCAGAGTTAAAGAATTCCATAGTCGTTTCTCCTTTATAAATGAAAACTTGTAGACCGTCCGTACACACCTGAAGCTGCCTATTGAAGCCGCGAACTGCGGCAGAAGTGGATTTGCTGGTGTACCTCTCCGGTCAAAAATAAAACCGCCTACCGGGTCAGGCAGACGGGAGCGAATCAGCATCCAGCACGAGAAATTCATCTCCGGGCTGGATTTTTTCTTTGCGGTTCAGATATTTTTCAATATCGAAGGTGTTTTTGGGGTCGTAATCGGAAGTCAGCTTGTAGTTCGGATGCTGGGTCAGATCATACTTGTCCGAGAGGAAAGGCCGCACACCGCGTAGCTGCAAGATGCACTTGCCGCCATCCAGCACCGCAATCTCATCGCGACTTAATAATTCGTGACCAAGTTTCTGGAACGAGGTGCCATAACTGGGGCTGTTGCCACGGGTGTCCGAAGTGTTGAACGAATCAATCGTTTCTTTGCCCAGCATTTCGGACAGGTCTTTCAACGTACCGGGTTCCGAACCGCCGAGAAAAATCTGACTGTCCATGTTGCCGATGATGGTGTCGGCATTGTCCTTGTAGATAGCCTTTAGCTGGCTTTTCGTCTGCAAAACAAGGCAGGCCGAAATCTCACGGCTGCGGATGGTTGCCACCAGCTTTTCCAGATTGGGAATCTGGCCGATGTTGGCGCACTCGTCAATCAGACAGCGCACATGAATGGGCAGCTTTCCGCCGTACACATCATCTGCCTTGTCGCACAGCAGATTGAAAAGCTGGGTGTAGACCATTGAAATCAGGAAGTTGAAGGTGGAATCCGTGTCCGACATGATGAGGAACAGAGCTGTTTTCTTATCGCCCAGCGTGTCTAACGCCAGCTCATCGTACATGGTAAGGTCCCGCAGTTCTTGGATGTCGAAGGGCGCAAGCCGGGCACCGCAGGAAATGAGGATGGATTTTGCGGTCTTGCCGGCAGCCAGCTTGTAAAGTTTGTACTGCCGCCCTGCAAAGCTGTTGGGCTTCTTTTTTGCCAGTTCCTCAAACAGCAAGTCCACCGGGTTCTGGTATTCCTCGTCGTCCTCCAGTACCTGCATGGTGTTCAGCATCTCCAGCAGGGTAGCGAAGTTTTGCTCCTCCACCGGGGCTTCATAGTGCAGATAGGCAATCAGGGCAGTGAGCAAAAGACGCTCCGATTTTTCCCAGAATGGGTCCCCGCCGGACCCTTCACCCTTGGTGTTGGTCATCAGGGTCGTAACCAGTTTCAGAATGTCCTTTTCGCTGTGGACATAGGCGAAGGGGTTATAATGCATCGACTTTTTGAAGTTGATGGTGTTCAGAATCCTGACCTTGTAGCCGTTTTTCAGAAGTGCGTTCCCGCACTCGACCACGATACTACCTTTGGGGTCAGTGACTACATAGGAACTGTGCATTTGTAGCAAATTGGGCTTGAGCCAAAACCGGGTCTTGCCGCTGCCGGAGCCGCCCACCACCAGCACATTTTTGTTCCGGGCGTTTTTGGGGTCCGGTGGGCGGTTGGACATCATCAGCCGTTCCGTTTTGGTCAGGATAATGTTGTCGGCAAACTTGGGAGCCATGAACGGCTCAATATCCTTGGCGGTGCCCCACCGGGCAGAGCCGTACTCCATGCCGTGGCGGTACTTCTTGGCGTTTTTTCCACGCAAATAGACCGCCAGCCGTAACCCTGCACCGCAGCACAAACCCACCAGCAAATCCAGAGGGTGCAGGCTGGGCAGAGGATTCGCAAATGCCAACGGAACAGTACCCATCATGGACATGATCTTATCGCCCAGCTCTTTGCCCTCGGAAAGCCGCCACGCTTCGCCAATGTTGGTTGCCACCAGCCCCAGCAAAATATAGGGCAGATACAGTGCCAGCAGCTTTGTCAGCTTTTTCGTGGTCACAGTCCACGCTCCTGTTCCTTGTGGCGTACCTTGCCGGGGAGTTCTGCCGCCGCCTGCACCAACTCATGCAGCTTTTCCAGCACAGAAGGACGCTTGGTTTTACTCAGCAGAGAGGCCGAGTATTCCTTGAATGCGGCATTGAAAGCGTCTGCGTCCGGGGCTTTGAAAAAGACCAGATACCGGGGCGGCACCTCGGAGGTGTCCTTGCGGATGGCATAGTCGATGCCGTACTTTTTGGCGTACCGCTCAAATCCCCGAATATTGGTTTTGTCGATTTCCACACTGGAAACGCCGCGATTCTGCCGCAGGAGCATTCGGACGCTCTGCTTGCCGCTTGATTTATCGGCCAGTAATTTTGACTGATACTGCTGAAGTGCTGTCCGTCCAGCGTTCAGAATCGTCCGGGCGGTCAGCTTCGTGGTGGACACCACAATGTTGAATGTTTTCTGCTCGACTTCTTCCTGCACGTTCATCACCATCCCTTGCCGCCTGCATCAGCGCAGCCGCGAAAAAGCCACAGAGTGCGCCGAACTCAAAAAAAGCGAAACCGATAAAAAAGTTCAGCATAGCACACCTCAGTCGATGCAGATGCAGGGCAGCTTCTGGTCTTCTGCCATGAGTGTTACGCTATGGGTTTCCAGATAGGTCTGAAAGCGGTAAATGTCCTCCACCGTCAGGGACACGATGGTACTGTGCCCATCGGTGCGGTAGAAGATGACCGGACCGGTCAGATACCGCTTGCCTGCCAACTTGAGGACCTGCGCCGGATTGTAGCTGATAAACAGCGGCGCACCCTTCACGGCAATCAGGGCATCCTCCTCATCGAAACAGGGCAGAATGGAAGGAGCGTCCTCCTCCATGATAATGGTCAGTTCCATGTCCGGGCCGATGGCAGCAAGGTAGATATTCTCGCTTGCCATTTCGGTCAAGCAGGATGCCGCCTGTTTCAGCATGGACAGGATGTTCACGTCCACCGTGATCTGCGGAGCGTGAGCTGCGGGGTGAAAAGGAATCGTATTGTTCATAGGCGTTACCTCGTATAATAAAATAGTAGTATTTATAGACCGCTCTCCAGCGGAATGCTACAATAGTTTCAGGGTGCTGTGGATTGGTGAGGCGTTACTACCGCAA